CCCAGTATTTTTTGCGTTGCACCAGACATGGATACTATCCCGTCGGTCAGCCCTTCCTCGTGGTGGCGTTTCAGGATATTAAGCCAGTGGTCTACTTGGTTGGGTTTGGCATAGCCGGCGTGTTGGCTATATCCGTTGGGATACCCATTGGCATAGGTCAGATCGTCAGCGGACAGTCCTATGCCGGCCATAATCACCTCGTCAAAGCCCATGCCGTGCCGAGCCCATAGCGCGCCCGCTACACCGCTGGAACCTACGGCAAAGGGTAGACTAGGCCATAAGTAGTCTATCGCCTCAAAAGCCTCCTTAGAGTGCGGCAGATACCAAATCGTGCCTCTGGGCGTCTGGTAGTTTCTTGGCCTAGCGTGGACGTATATTTTGCGGCCGGCGGCCTGTTTGATTTTGAGCGTCATTTCCCCATGCTGGGTCCAAACGTGCTCAATCTCGGGGATCAGACTGGCGGCGTATTTGACTCCGAGGACCGTAGAGTCCGGTCTAAGCCTACGCGCTTCGTACAGATCCTCAAAAAGAGAAGGGGCCGCACCACAGATAATGGCGCAGCCCCTATGCTTGGTAGGGTAAACCCTGTCCAATTAGTCGCTGTCAGTACCGCCCAGAGCTGTCAGGTTGGTGATGTCCACCACCCCACCAGAGTTGGAGGTCACGACTGCCAAGCCAAAGCTGGGAGTCGAGTCTGCATCAGCGTGAATGTACATCAGGTCGCCGACCTTCAGAATTGAGGAAGCGCTGTCAAAGTAGCCCGAACCGTCAATGTCGATTGCCAGGTCATTAGACTTGTAAGTCCAGATCTGGGGCGCATTGCCGGCCTTTGAGCCAGCTACGAGCATTAAGCCATCTACTGAGTATGCCATTTGTCAATCTCCTTAAGCGTCAGTCGTTTGGATTTCGACAATACCTTCGGCGTCGATCGTAATTGCACCGGCCGAGAATACAGCGTTGACCAGCCAGCTGGTCTTCTCGGGGATGTAATTGATCTCGGTGCGGGGGGCAATGCCCTCTGCGTAGCCGATGGCGTCGCGGTGGAAGGCCCACAGTTTGCGCTCGCTTGATGCGATGGGCAGGCCACCCTCTTCACGGTCACCAATGGTATGGAAGGTGAAGCCCAAGAACGTATTGAGCTCACCCGAAACCAGGGCGCGGACCGTGTTGAAATCAGCCGAAGTAACGGCAGTCTCAGCCAGAAGGCTGGACAAGCTGTTAGCGTGGATGATCATGTGACGGTTATCCATCGGGACGTTGTTCTTGTCCAGAGCTTTTTTGGCGGCGCGCAGCTTGGCCACGTTTAAGCCGGTATCGGTACCACCTTCGTCCTCGGTCACGATCAATGACGTGCTGGAAGCAGCCAGGGCGTTGAGGATGAGCTGGTCTTGACGACGGCCGATAGCGTTGGCAACAACCTTAACGAGCTCAGAACGCTCATCAAAATTGACCTTAGCCTGGGAGAAGATGTCGCTGTACTCAGCGGCGTTCCAGTCGGAAAGCGTGCAAGTAACATTCGAGAATCCGACGTTCATGGGGGTAACGTCCGACTGGGGAACCCGAGCCGTAGCAATACCCTTACCCACTTTGGGAAATTTAACAGTTGAGCCTTCAACACCCCGACGCTGACGAACGGCAGGAACCAGTTGTGCAACACCCTGGTAAGCCTGTTTAACCTCAGCATCAAAGAGCGTTACAAAGGCGTTTGACAACGAAATAGCCATTTGAATCTCCTTGAAAGTTAAAAAGTTTCGTCGCTTCGGTTAGCCGCTAATGCGGGCCTACTGCTTGCGCCTTACGGACGCCAGTCGCCTGATCCCAGGTGGACAAGGGCCGAGATATCGGTATGCCTTACCGAGATTTGTAATGGTTTTGATTCTCATTTGCAAGAGGTTAAAAAAAACCCCCGACCAAGAGGATTGGCCAGGGGTGTTCAAGCCACGAAGGAGCGTGGAGGAGGAGAACTTAACCGAAATGTTGCGAGAACATCTTTTCGACCTTGGCCCGGTAAGCCGCGTCGGTTTGGTACTTTGGATCGCCGACCATGGCAAAGAGTTCATCTTTGGACATGGCGCCGTCTACCGGGGCTGACTGGGTAGGTATTTTAATGTTTTCGTAGGACTCGCGCAGTTTGAGCATCATCCGTAAGCCCTTGGCCGAGCCGGCGGCGTACTTAAATTCCTCAAAGTCGTCCTTTGAGAAGATACCCTTACGGACTAACCCTGATGCCCAGTCGGTTGCTGACTTGATCATGGCGTCAGCATTTGGGCCCAAGGCCCGCTTTTCCTGCTCGACCGTCATCCTAGTCTGCTCTTGCTGGTCGCCGGCCATGGCCATGTAATCGCCGACCAGTTTGTCCAGGGCTGACTGGCTTACGCCGTACTCCTGCGCCCAACCCAAGACCGTAGTCCGTAGCGGGTCGTCTTCTGGCGTGTCACCAAAGGCACTTGTATCGTACTTGCCATCTGCCGGCGCCTTGTGTTTGCCCTGGCTGATCTGTTTGCGCAGATCCATCCACGACTTAGCGATTCCCTCCAGATCTGGGGACGAGTCGTCCTTTTTCCAGAAGTTTTCTGGCCACCAGTCGGGACGCTCTAACGGCTCGTCGTCATCCTCCTTAGGTGCCAGATGTTCCATCTGACTGCTAGTTGTATCTTCCCGCTGGCCTTCCTCGGCTATTGTTGCACCGTCGAGTAGGCCAGGTTCTTGGCTTTCGCCTTGAGCGCTGGGCTCTTGTGCTTGGGTTTCCATTACGGGTTCCTTGCTTTGATTAGCCGCATCATAAGATCCCGAATCACGCTGTTTTGACCTTCACGGTAATAGGCGTAGCTCGCATCAGAGCCCGGCACGGCAACGGGCTGATCTAGGTAAGCTGAGTCCAGCCACTTCAAAAGTTTCTGGCCTTCTTCTGAGCCAAGGACACGAAGGCAGAGCTTATTCAAGTCATCTGCCTTGGTCATGGCGTCGCGGTTATCTAACTGTACTGCCTCCAGGTCATCCCATCCTCCTGCCATTAGGCGGCACCCCCGACTACCTGGGCGGCCATTTCAGGATTAGCCTCAGCTAACTGGGTGGCCATCTGGGCGGCTTCCTGCTTCATAAGGTCACGCTCTTCCGGGCTAGTCCGTAGGCGCTGCGGGATTCCCAGCTTCTCAGCAATGTAATCCAACATCTCGCCAGTCTTGACTGCCATCTGGCCTTCCGGCCCAGCCTGAGCTGCGATCTGAGCGTATTGCAGGATGTTGTTGACCTCTTCCATGCTCTGAGCCATGGCAAGCGGAGCCACGGCCGAGACACGGACCTCAAGACCGTTGACGCGCAAAGGCAGATCAATCAATCCGCGGTCGTCCATGACTTGCAGGATCTTGGATACCAGCGGAATCATGGTCTCGTTAATCAGGCGACCAAACGCAGAACCTAAATTCTGCGCAAGTTCCTTCATGCGTTCAACGACCTCTGTCGCAGAGCGCGCAGACATATTGTCTGGAGGGAGGCTTTCGTCGAGTAGAATCCGTTTGATATTCTGCCGTAGATCGTTGATGACGATTTGCGATACGTTGAAATCACCAGAACGCGGCAGAGCTCGGAGCGATTCACCCTGCGGGCCCCCGTTGCGAGCGACCGGAATAATCGCTCCCGGGACAATTTTGATCGTGTTGGGATTGAGTACCCCGTCGTCCGCCGCTGTGTAGACACCAGCAATAGCAAGGCTGGCGTTTTTAAGTAGTAGCTCAAGGGTCTTGTTAAGCGTCTTGACATCAGGAAGCGCGGTAATAAGCGGCCCTCGTCCATAGATTTCTCCTGCTACTTTCATGTAGCGCGACACCACCCAAGGACTGATCTTCATTTTGCGAAAGACAATCTCGGTCTTGGATTCCTTGTGGATCACATAGTACGAATAGTCGCCACGCTTATTGTCAAAAATCGTAGCTTCGATGAGCTCGACGTCCTCGGTCGGCTTATCCTTGACTAGGCGAGCCAGCGTGCCTTCGATGTTGGCGTCCGGCCATTGGCGCTGTACGGCCTCAGCCTTAATCCGCATCCGGCGATAGACGTTATCCACCTGGCCATTGGCGCCTTCCTCAAACGCCACCAAGTACTGCGGCACCGGGATAAAGTTAATCGGGTTTAGGTCATCGCCAGGCTGAACCATCATGACGGCCGTTCCGACAGACAAGTCCAGCAGGAACTCGCCCATAGCGATGTCAAAGTTTGACTGCTTTAGCGTGGCAAAAAGCTTTTCGTTATAAACGTCCAGAGCTGCCTGAGCCTCGGCTTTGCGGTCATCAGGAATGTCCGGACCCGGCTCTAGGCGGCACCACTTGCGCTGCGGCGGAAAGATTCCGGATTGCAGGCGATTGGCAAAACGCTGGACAGAATTGATTGCGGTCGAGTCAAAGACCCGATTCATTTTCTTGGCGCCGCCTACCTTGCCTTCCCAGTAGCCGTCGTACAGATTTCGTTGCGGGAGCGCAAACTCATAGGCGTCTTCGTACAGATCACGGAAGTCATCTTTCTTCCGCAATGCAAGGTCATGCCGCTTGAGGACGTCCTCAGCCTTTAGTCTTTCTGCCATTGCTAGTCCTTTTTGTGCTTTGCTGCAAAGGAGCGCGCCGCTTCTTTGCTACCGAAACCCCAGGCTTTGAGGGCGAGTTTGAGGCGGGTGGGTCTTCCTTTTTCGTCCGTGAGCGGCCCAGCCATGCCGCCAAACCGCGCAGCAAAGCTAACACGCCGCGGGTTCGTTCCAGACTTAACTGGCTCCCTAAGATTGCCGCCTTCCTTGCTTTCGAAGTGCCGTCTGCCCGCTTCATTTAATCCCCCTTCCGGGTTTTGATATTTTTTCTGAACCATTATTCGTACCAATCCAAAACTAGCTCTGCTTCTTGCGACTGTGAATTTACGTTAGTTAATCTAAAAAGATAGGTGGTCAGAGGCTTTAGAACAAACTCAGCCGTAAATCCCTCGCCGCCAGTACCGGTACCGCCCTGTCCACTGGCAACAAACTCCCCAAAGATTTCCGTTCCAAGAGAAGTTACGGTTGGAGTATGTACTGCTGCGGCAACGCTGGTTGTTGTGATCGCCCTGTTGCGGCGTTGAATCGTCATTGACGTGCCGCCAGACGTGGTCGGATCTTCATAGATATAAAACTCTGACGAGCCGCCACTTTGGTAAGTAAACACGCAATGAGGAGCATATCCGGCAGGCCAAGCAAGAGCTATATCTAAATTGCCGTTGACCGCCAAAGGAGAGCTTTTGGTAAACGTCTTGTAAACGTAAAATGCTCTGCCCTCATGCAGGCGCAAATGGTTTACGTCGATCATTGGAAACGGCTTGTCTGACGATGTCAGAAAGCTGTTGCCATCCTTGTCAACGTAAGCCGGGGTTACAAACCTAGACTTAGTGGTGAACGACTCCTGCTGAACCTGTATCGCCATTATTTCTTAGGACGCATGGCAGTTTTTGCTGCCTTCTTAAACGCTTCCTCGGTTGGCGCACCTTTGGAACCAGGCTTACGCATCTTCTCGCCTGAGCCCTCTTTTATACGCTCACGCTTTTCATGGATGTTGGCATAGAGTCCGGGCTTCACTTGTACCCTCCTGCCTTACGGCCTTGGGACATAGCGATTGCTACGGCTTGCTCGCGGCTTTTGACAACCGGGCCACCCTTGCCGGAGTGCAGGGTTCCAGACTTGTACTCGCGCATCACCTTTTCAACCTTCTTTTGCATCTTGTCTTTATTGGGCATGATGGCTCCTTACATTGTTCCTGTGCCAAGGGTTGTCTGTCCGATACCCTCTTCTGGATTCAAGCGAACTTCCGACAGAAGGGCGCGACCACGGCGACGCGACCGACGCTTTGCGGCCTGCTCAATATCTTCTTGTTGCCGTGCGGTTGGCGGCATAGCCGGAGCTGCCGGAGTTGCCGGAGTTGCTTCAACGGCTTTAACAGCCGCTTGTGCCGGTTGCGGAGAAGGGCGGCGGCTAATGCCAAGCGCCTGCCCAGTTTTTTGCACTCCAGTTTCTACTGCTCTAACTACGCCGCCCATTACGCTGTCCTTTCTTGCTCTGTTGCGCCAAAAGTCTGAATTCCCATTTCGGGAGCTACGCGAGCTGCGGATAGCAACATCCGCGATCCGCCGCGTTGCATTGCCCGCCGTCTGGCTGTCTTAGCTTCCAAGATATCTGCACGTTCTTGCTGGGCTTCTTCGCGTACCCTAGCGTTTTCTTGGCGCTGCATTTCAAGCTGTTGCTCG